ATCGACTCGACGTACCCGACCCGCGTCGTATCCGCATCCTCGAATGGGTTGAGTTCGACATCCAGGCTCAGTGTTTTGATCATGTCGCCTTGGTCCTTGGGTATGGTCACGCGTACAGTTTTTCCAAACTCAGCCTTGCCATCGATGTCTATGTTCACAAATTGGGTCGTGTAGTTCGTGTGTCGTTTGAACAACTGCACGAAATGTGAATAGTCTGGTTCTTCCGTGAAGTAAATGTCCTGGACACCCTTCGTCGTAAGCTGAATTCTCCCAGCCATTACTACTATACACCTTTAAAATTTTAAACCAGCGAGACCGCTCTCGACGTGTAAAATGTTAAAATTCTTCGCGTAGATCCGAACGATGACTTCTTCGTCGGTCGGCTCAATCTCCACAGACATGCGTTTGTGGAAAATTCTACTCATGTTCACTTGACCCGTCGGGTAATGAAGGTGTGGTTTGTCGGCGAAACTGTACACACCGAACGGATACCCGTCTTCGGGGCTATTCACGTGATGCATCAAGGGTTGTTCGTACGTCAAGAATATATGATCCGCGTCTATGACGCTCATGTCGTTAAAGTCTAGCGTGACGTGTTCAATTTTAACATGATCGTCACCCTTCTTGCCCATGAAAAAGAGTTCCCGAATGGGGTGTTTGAAGTTGACCATGAACGTTCGTTTCGTTTCTCCGGGTTTGAATCTGACCTGTGACACTTGCACCTGCGTCACGAGATATTGAAGAGGTACCGATTGTAGGTACATGCGTTCCTCGTCACTCACGAACGCAAACTCGGTGTCCAGGGACATATTCTTGATGACCGCCTGAGTTCCGGTGTCAGGTACGACCCCGTTTATGACGGACGCCAGGGGATTCAGTTTTATGACAACCTCGACCAATTGTTTCGATATCGCCGAGGTTGGAATTGACAGGGACGGCACTCGATTGAAATAAAACGGCAGGTCGATGAAGAACGTGTAGTCCCCAGTAAAGTCGAGCACTTTACTTCCATGACCGTTCAAAAAATACAGCGTCTGTTCGACGTCGTCATCCGTGTTTCGGAGCTGTTGTTGCATGTAGATGTACTCACCCGTCAGGCGTTCGATGAGTTGACCACCGATGTACAAGTCGACCGCGTCTATGAGTCGTGTACACAGGGAGGGGACGTACGTCAGACCTCCACCTGGGGCAGTCAGTAAAAATTTAACCGTCATTCCCTTGATGAGGTCACCCTTATTCTGGGGGATGATGCATCGCATCTCTTCCCCAAAGTCGATCGTCCCGTCGAAGGGTGTCTCTATCTGCTCGATGGCGAATCTCGTATGTTTCTTGAACTTTGTGAGAAAATACGAAAAGTCTGGATCACCGGTGAGCCAACGATCCTGAACGCCAGTCACCGCGAGTTTCACAGCCCCGGACATATCTACTATGTGTGAGTAAAATTTTATGAAATAAAACGGGACACTACAGTAGAATGAATCTTCAACTGAAGAAATTCAACCCCGCGACGATGACCGACGATCGCGTGTGTGTGTTCATAGGTAAGCGTAACACGGGAAAGTCTACACTCGTCAAGGATATCATGTACCACAAGAAACATCTCCCCGCGGGAATCGTACTCAGTGGAACGGAAGAGGGGAATCATTTCTACTCGGAGTTTATACCGGATCTGTTCGTGTACGGCGACTACGATCGAGAGGCGATCGAGCGTGTCATGGCGAGACAGCGTAAGTTGGTCGGAAACGGTAAAACAAATTGCGGAGCCTTCATGCTTTTGGATGATTGCATGTACGACTCGAAGTTTCTCAAGGACACGTGCATTCGCCAATGTTTCATGAACGGTCGACACTGGAAAATCTTCTTCATGTTGACGATGCAGTACGTCATGGATCTTCCACCGGCACTTCGAGCGAACGTGGACTACGTGTTCATTCTCCGCGAGAATATCATTCAGAACAGAGAAAAGTTGTACAAGTCCTTCTTCGGTATCTTTCCATCCTTCGACATGTTCTGCAAAGTGATGGACGCCTGTACGGAAAACTACGAGTGTCTCGTGTTAGACAACACGGTCAAGTCTAACAGGATCCAGGATTGTGTGTTTTGGTACAAGGCGACCATTCGTAAAAATTTTAGAGTCGGTGGTCCCGAGTTGTGGGCTGCCCACCGGAAGATGTACAATCCAAAATACATGTCGCAGCAAGAGGGGGATGCCAAGAAGGCGAATAAAAAGACTGCCATCACCGTGACAAAAAAGAAATAACCAGGCTGCGTGTTTCTCTTTACGAAAAAACATATGAAATTATTAAATGACGGACATCCGTACCATGAATTTATCCGACAACGCCGACGCGGGAATGGTCTCGCTTAACCCCTCGACTTCGTTTGTTTCCGAGGAAAAAAATGTCAGCGAAAATAAAGTTACCATGGACTCCACACCCATCTCCGAACTCATGGGACAACCCGAACCCGTCGATGTCGCCCAAAACGCTCCCATGCAGATGCAGATGCCCGCTCAGATGCCCATGCAGATGCAGATGATGGCTGCCGCCCCTCAACCAGTCATGGCCGAACCCACCCCCAAAGCTCCCGAGTCCAAGAACCCTTTTAACCTGACGGATCAGCAGATGCAGGCTCTCATCGTGTCCGCCTGTACCGCCGCGGCGATCAGCACGCCGGTACAAGAGAAGCTCGCGACCATGATTCCCCAGTTTCTTAACGATGCCGGGCGTCGCAGTATGATCGGTCTCGCGGCGACCGGTATCGTCGCCGCCGTTCTATTCCACATCGGCCAGAGCTACGTACTCAAGGCTTAAGGTACTTGTTCCCAACCCATGTTACTGTAGATGGATTTATCCACACCTAACATGTACGTCAATCCTGCTCCGATAACGAACGCAGCCAGAAATAAGAGACCCACTTCCAAACTCTTTTTTCTGTCGTCGCCGTACTTTTTAATCTGTGGCTTGAGTGTCTTGACGACACGAGTCAACGCCTCCACCGCGATGAAGGCGATGATCGTCGACGAGAAGAAGAATCCCTTGTCCACGGCGAGCTGGGGAACTTGTCCGACGATCAGTCGTAGAGCGTTAGGAATGACGATCGTCATTAACGTGAGATTAGCCCAATAATTCTTCGTGTACATGGGCACCATCGTGAGAGCGAATACGAATACCCACATGAACACGGCCGTCGCCACAGTCGACACGGGTGTTTTCATTTGGAGTATACACAGATTATTTATCCTGGACATGCATGCCGCAGAACGGTGTCTCGGTGGGAATGGGTTCGTAAATGTTCAAGCGAACGCACAACGCTCGAAGACTGTTGTACTTTTCCCAATACACCGGTGAGTGATCGTACGCGTCGACGAGACAGTGTGTGAGTTCGTGAATGAGGACGTGGAAAATTTCATTCACTTCACCGTCGATGCACAAACCAATCTCACTTCCCTTGTTCACGTTGTACCCGACCGTACCCTTGAGACCGTGGTGTCCGGTGATCGGGATACACCGCTCGAGTTGTTCAAACTCCGTCCCGCGAACGTTGTCCCGAAGAATCTCGTATCTCTCCTTGACGATGCGTAACTTTTCCGGTTCGAACGTCGACACGAACAGGTACACGTTAATGATCACCAAGATGAGAGCCACTATCATTTTCTATAAGTAAATATAAATTTACTGTAGAGTTCCGAGATGTGGCTTCCCGTCAGATTTTCCCACAGAGACAACGTGAACCCGTTCGACTCCAGCTCATGTATGAGGTGATCCCTGTACGCGACCGGTTCGGACTTGGGACCGTCGGCGTAATACGGTGTGTCGACCAGTTGCACGAAAAGTTTTTCTCCGAATCCACCATTCCCATGCTCTTTCATGATAAAAAAATTACCCATGTCATCCCGTAACGGCGTCTTCATGAGAATCTGTTCCGAGTCTGGCATGATCCCGATCAATTTTCCACCGGGTTTCATCCTCTTCTTAATCTCACGGATCGAATCCCTGAAGAGTTTTTCCGTCGCGAAGATGTAGTGTAGGGAAAAATTAAAACACACGATGTCATACTTTCTGTTGGGACACGCGAAGATATCTCCCTGATAAAAGTTGACTCGAATTTTCAAATTCTTCGCCCTCGAGCGAGCTTCTCGAAGAGACTCTTCGTCGGGGTCACACATGTTTAGGTTCGCCCCGGCGTGTCTCCACTTCTGAAGATCACCCCCGCACCCACACCCGACATCCAAGATGACGTCACCATCACGAGTCACTGATTGAATCAGTTCCTTCTTGAAGGTGTTGTGAGCCTTTCGGATATTTTCCATATTCTTAATTCGTTCGAAAGGTTTAACCCACTTACGTTTCTAAAGGCTTAAAGTTTTTAGTCCCAAACAAAACATAATGGCTTCTCTCGAGCAAGATTACACAACCGTCCCCGGTCAGATTTACGCGTGTCTGTCGATCGTCGGTCCGGAGTGCCCCCAAAAGAATGACAAGTTTGGTATCAAGATTCGCGGGTGTTTCAACACCCGTGATGAGGCGGAGAACCACGCGAAGCGTCTTCAGAAGGAGGATGCAACCTTCGACATTTACGTCGTGGACATGTACAAGTGGCTTTTGATTCCTCCCGATACCGACAAGATCGACGACGTGCACTATACCAACGAGAAGCTCGAGGAGCTCATGCAAGGGTACAAGGAGAACCAGAGTATGGCTGCCAAGATGTTCGAGGAACGCAAGCGAGACATGATGTCCACCGATAACCACATCAAGCCCGGAGACGAAAACTCCAAGTACTACAACAAGCCCGACGAGGCCCCTGTCAGTCACCCAGCCGAGGTTCTCGAGCGTCTTCAGAAGGAAGAGCCCGATACACCCATGGAGGAACTGGTCAAGAAGGCGGACGAGATCGTCGCTGCAGAGATCAAGGAGCGGCAGGCGAAGAGGGAGGCGGAGGCTGCGGCCGCCGATGCACTGGAGACGGTCAAGGAATAATTAAAAATATACATACAAGGTAAGAATGTTCAGTGTGTTGATTAACATCATCACACTCATCATCGTATTTTTTGTGGCGTACTTCTTTTTCACATCGCCTGAAAATGTCAAAAAGAAGATGAACACAGCGACGGAGGTACTCGCGGCTCAGCTCAAGGACCCCGTCGTGACGAGTCGTGCGTATTTTACGGAAAGGAAACGTGGATCGTTAGGATCGTTCGTTGGACACTTTCCTTGGGAAGAGAAGGAGTGGATCTACGGGTACCCCCTTAACCAGGCCTGAGGATGACAGGCTGCATGGTCTTACCCATGAAGAAGCCGAGTAGGAAGACGACGAACCCGACGATCCATGTGGTCTTGTCGATGTTGGAGAAAAAATCGGGTTTTTGATCGTGCATGGGTTGCTGGGGTGGCATCATCATCATGGGTGGAGGATAATACTCTTGCTGCGGCTGATGGTGATCCTGCTCATCGACACCTTGGTCGTGCATTTCTTTATTAAAGTCTATGGGATTTCCGATGTCTGCTTCCATATCTATAGTTATTTTTGATTTTTTTAAGTCGGAAATTACTCACTGTCTTCGTCGTCATCGTCGTCCACGATGAAGCCTTTGAGATTACCATTCTCGTCGACATCCTCGTCGTCGGTATCGTCATAATCATCCTCAGATCCGTATTCGTCCTCCGTGTCGATGTCACTCTCTCCAAACTGACTATCGTAATCATCCTCGTCGTAATCGTCCTCGACATCTTCCTCGGGGATATACAGCTCGGGCTTTTTGATTTGGCGACCAGATCGTGAAATCATCGCTTCTACTATAGCCTACTGTTTAAGTATCTGGGATGAAACGCGACATTCTTGTTCATGTGGGCGTTCATGACTTGTTTTTCGCCGTAATATCCAATCTGAACGACGATCGTGTGAATATCATCCTGGAATTCGGTCATGATCCCGACGTTTTCCAGGTGTGAAAGTGCTTTATATAGAAAACCGACATCCACGTGTTTTTTGAACATCGACATGTTCGTCGCGAATGCATAAAACTCTTCTGAGTCAAGTCCCGAATACTCGTACGCCTTTTTCACGAGCGTGTCGATCTCATCCATCTTGACGTCTCTCTTGGTGAGAACGTTCGTCAAGTAGGTGGAAGCCACGAAGAGTACGCTCGCCATCTTATTTTTTGCCTGGAAATAAAATCTCTTTGGATTTCTTATTCAGAAGGTGTCGCCTGGGCGTTCCCTTACACTCTGAACACACGAAACCGATTCCCTTTTCATCGATGATAAAATGACACACCGCGTCGTGGTCGGCATCACACTTCGTCTCAGCCACCTGAGCGATGTACGCGTTCCTGTTCTTCTTGAGTGCCGTGATTC